CGGATGCCGAGTACGAGCATCACGCTTTCTGGCTTACAGGGCATAACAGGACAGGTTATGCCTACGATATACCGATGATGACGCCCGTTCTCGAATCTGCAGGAGGCGAGGCAGGGCTCAAGAAGTTTATTTCCGATCTTCATGCGAAAGGCGGATCGATATATACTTACGAACACCCGTTTGCGGTAGATCCCGACCGTGAGGAAGTTGCCGCTATTCTTGTCGCTCCCTTTCGTGCAAAGATTTTACAAGTTTGAGTTTGCAGGCCGAGGAATGTGCCGTCTGTGTCACAAGGGATATTGAACTCAACTTGACTTGATGTGACACTCGTACCGTCAGAGCCGTTTGTTCCGTTAGTTCCGTTTGTTCCATTCGCACCATCTGCGCCCGCTCTTGCAACGCTGTAACTTGTCGTGCTTGTGCCATCTGAATATGTTACTACGGTCTTTGTCCAAAGGTACGAACCTTGTGCCACTGTCGGGATTGTTGACTGCCAACCCGTTGTCGGTGTGGTAGTTCCGCTGGTGGAAGCAACATAGGTTACCGATGTCGAGCTTATTGTGATAGAAGTTCCGTCTGCGCCATCTGCACCATCTGCACCATTCGCACCGTCTGCGCCTTTTGCTCCGATTATACAAGCGTCAGCATAAGAACCCGATGTCGAACCGTCTGTATATGTTATTTCTACATATTGCCATAAATAAGGCTGTGCTTGTGTCGGATTTTTTACGGTTGTGGAAAACTCTGTAATAGCTGGTTTTGTTGTTGTAGCAGATATTGCCGTGTAAGTTGTTACCGAGCTGATAGAGCGCACTTCAATTTCGTTTACCTGACGCTTAATTTCTAGCGATGTGTTATCTGTTGCAGTTTTGCGCGGAATTGTGTAGTTTGGCTCATATTCGGGGATTTCTTCGTCTTCACTATAAATTGATTCGTTATAATCAACTAAAGTTAAAGAAAAGCCCTGCGCATTTGGTGTAATTTCTGAAATAAGCATTTCGCGCGTGATTGTTTCGACTTCATAGCCATAAGATAAAATATCACCCTTATGCGGAATTACACTGTTTGTTAAAGGGATTGCAGTTGTAAAATAAATCTCTTTAACTCTTCCCGAAGCTCCTTCAATCGCCCTTGCAAGCGGTGTTGTATAACTTGAACTTACACATTGAATTAAAACATTAAAATCGTTTATTGTATCAAGTTCGATTGCGTCATAAAGCTGTAAACCTATAATCTGATTGTTTTGAACGATTACAGCTTTTATTTCTGCGCTTCCAAGCCCGTTTTTTAATGCAGGGTGCTGAACCTTTACCTTTGCAAGCGGAGTGTAATAAATTGCTTCTTTTCCAACTTGTGCCGTTGCTTTTATCGGGCGCAACTTATCACATCTCATTATAAATAAAGCGTGTCTGTATGCTTGCGAAAAAGAAGTACAACCGTCTAGCGTAAGTTCTTTTAGTACGCAATCTGACGATCGACTTTCGGGGTTAAGCGTGCCGTCGTACATTAAAATAAATGTATCTTCCTGATAATCATTTTCTGCGTTTATGTATTTTACCTTTACGCCGTCAACTGGTCGTTTTAATTCCTTTTCATAACTGAATGAAATTAAATTCTGTTCATTAAAAATTGCTATCGCGTTTTCATTTACCTTATCGACTGCAATAGAGATTTGACCATAAATATTTTGATACAAAACAGAGTGACAAAGACTGCACAATAATTCAAGAATTGCGCTTTTTGTCTGCCCTTGCGTAATTACATAATTTGATTCTATTCCGTTTTCCTGACAATATTCGTATAAATCACCAAAGGCTTGTAAGTCTATTTCTTCGTCGTCAAGTTGTGACGGAGTGTGTGCGGAAGATGTTAATACTTCCAATAACCACGAAGCAGGGTTGCTTGTTGTGCTTTTTTGTGCGCTCCACTCTTGTCCGTTCCATGTGCGAGCAAGTCCGCTTGTAACTATTTGAATTGATTTTAATTTATCTTCGTTTGCGCTCGAACTTTCTATATGTAAGCCGATTAAAGTTGAAAGAGCCGCATCTCTTTGTTCTATGTTCTTTTCTGATACAAGCGTGTTTGTAGTTCCAGCCGTTGCAATGGATTTAACTTTGTCAAAAGTATATGAATGAATCCACTGAACATAACAATCATCATAAGTTGAACCCGTTGTAACTTCGCTATCTGGACAAGTTATTTTAATTGTTATCGGCTGGCTGTATTTTAAGTCATAATATATTGAGCTGTCTGTAGTTGTTTTTTGTTCGATTAAATCGCTAAAACTTAAATCAACATGAGCATTAAAGCGCATTTGATTTGAGGTGTTATAAGTAAATGCCGTTGAGCTTTCACTTCCTGAATAATAGCCTGGTGTGTAAGTTGTACGGGTCAATGTTATTGAATATTCATATCGATAACGCTCTGAATTACGAGTTATTTTTGTTTTACTTATTTCTGTATAACTCATATCATCATAATTTGAGCGCAAGTCTGTACCGCTTGTTAAAGTCCATTCATCTTTTAATTCTTCAAGTTCTTTCTTTCTGTTCAAGCGGAATGTGTCTAATTCGGTAAAAGTATAAGTGTAAATCGCTGTTGTTTTTACCGTAGTTGGTTCGTGCCAAACTGTTTTTGTAAAAGAAAAGGGAATCCACGTTGCGTTTTCTGTGTCTCCGCCTTGAGCTGCAATTTGTGCATAATCGAGTGAATAATAAGGAACTATATTGCGTGTTGCAGTTCCTCTTGTTCCGCTTGATGTTCTGCCGTAAAGACCATTAAATAAAATACATAAATCAAACGCTTTTGTGTTCGATTCAAGAGTGTAATATAAATCTTCATACGCGCTGTCGTCCTCGCCGTCGGCGGCATGTTTTTTAATTTCGTCCTGATACTGCTTTTCTACAACTTTGTAATTGAATAAATCGCTTCCATCCGAATCTTCTGATGAAAAATTGTTTCCGTCCTGGGCAATTTCGATAAATGAATCATCACTTGCAAAAACACTTTCATTTAACGGCAAATTGTTGTTTCCGTTAATATCCGGGAACTCCTGGGCGGTTGTGCTTCCAAAATTTCTGATTACAATGTCATCACAATATACTTTCTCTATCTGCTGTTTATTAAAGCCTGCTTCAAGAAGAACATTATAAAACTGCTTTACGCCGTTTGCCCCGGAAATAGTTGAATAACCTTTACTTGAATTCCCGCCAGCATTTAAAATATAAGGCGTAAATAAATGCCGTCCGATTATATATGGCTGTGTCTTTCCTGTGGATAAAGTGTTTTGCGCTCCTTTTAACCACGGTAAATTAGTAATATCGTCAGTTGTTGAATTTTGCAGTTTTTCAAGTTCTTTTTTTGCCTTTTCAGCTTCTTTATTTGCCTTGTAACTTTGATAACCTGAATACACGGCAGCTACTATTGCGATAACACCAATAGCAATCATAACTCCTGTTGAGTGCGGAATTGTGCGGATAATAATTAAATCATTTTCTTTTGTGATATATTGCGGATTTTCTTTTTTTCCATTTACAAAAATAACCCAATTTTCCCATTTAAGATTAGGAAAGTATTCTTTAATAAGTTTTCCACTTTGTACTCTTATAATTTCTTTTGAATCTGAAAAATCTGCATATTTTGTAATTATCATTTTATACCACCCTAAAATATTTACGATTTATTAAAGCAAAAATCGGCGTAATTCTTACACCGCCCGTTGTTGCGTGTATTACTGATTTTTTATCAAGTAAATAACCGATATGTATTTCCCCGTTCCATGTGCATTGAATAATGTCGCCAGCTCTTATTTGTTCCTCGGTTATTTGCCTTAAATTAACCTGCCCTACTTTTTGAACAAAATCTTTTTCTGATATATGAACACAATTTAAATCTATTAAAGGCTTGCCCGCTCTTTTGGTTAATTCGATTACAAGCCCGTAACAATCCATTCCGTTTTTATCGCGTCCATTCAACTTAAAAGGAACAGTCAATAAATCGTCGTATTTCATATATTTATAGTCTAATAAAAAAACCGCCCTTGTTAGGACGGTGTAAAACTATGCATTCCCGCGGTTGTTTTGATTGCTCCATATCAGCGTTGGAAAGGTCATCGCAAGGCGATCGTCTTTGTCAAAGGTAAATGTTGCCTTTGTCCGACTAACAGAAACAGTTCCATAATGATGTTTAAAAGTTTTTATTTGTTGGATTTGTCCGCGCTCATTTATTGCTCCGATTACTTCAAGTTTTACACTTTTAGCAACTTCTATCATTGGAATTATAAAATTATCTTTTACAGAAATTTCAAGTTTTCCACCGCCGTCAAACCCCATTACAGAATCATTGGGGTTGTAAGAAAAGGCTCCAGCATGGTATGTATTCCCGTCATAATACACATCAGAATTATTGTTTACAAAAAACAATTCGTAAGTATTTTCTTCATCGTGAATATAAATCAGATATGGTAAGGAATATGTGCCGTTTCTTTGGATTAGTTTTTCAAAATTAACATTCATTTTTAAAACTCCTCTACGCTTATTTTACAAGTGCGCGGATAAAGCCCGTCTGACACTTGCGGAGTTGAAGTAAATCGATATTCTTTTGTGCCTGTTCCGGTTAAAAGATTTGTTAAAATCACACACTCTGAACCCGACAATAGAACATCTTCGTACCATGTCCAAAATGCCTGCTCTTCAGTTTGGCTCCAAAAACTTAACGAAAAGTCAAACTTTTTTTGAGGTGTTGAATTTTTTAAGAATGTGCGTTTTTTCCCGCTTTCAAAACTTATGCTTTCTGTATTTTCATTTACTCCGTAGGATAAGTTATAAAACTTTGTATTTACATTTTGCGACCAACTAACTGACATAGACATCTCCATTCATATTATTATTTGCCTGGATAAGACTTTCCCGATAATTACCGTTAGAAAGATTTTTCTCCACGATCTTATTAACTACAATTTCAAGGCCGTCAGGGGTCATATTGCTTGTTACCGAGGCAGAATCCCCCATGTAATTTTTAATGTTTACGTTTAATCCTACGCCAGTATTATTTTGCCTTCCATTGGCAAGTGCCCATAACTGTTTTTGTTGTGCGGCATTTAATATCATTTCGCCACTGTTTACATTTGCCTGAACGTTATCACCTGAGTAACTTGTACCAGGAACAATACCACCTGTAGCAAAAGAAGGCGGTACGGGTTTATTTGCAATAATTGTTGCAAGTTGAGCCGCTCCGCTCATGGTAACAAGGGCCGCCTGGACTGTTCCCATAACACCGCCTTCTGCAAGTGCCTTTGTTGCGCCCTGGGCGATGTTGGCGGTTGCCGTTGCAAGCTGTACCCCCCATTGTGCAAGCTGCATCTTATACTGTTTTTTTGCTGCCTTTTTTTCTATGTTTTCTTTTTCTTTTTCGTATTCTTCAAGAGAAAGCGCTCCGGCTGCATATTGTTTTTCAAGGGCGGCAGTTTCCACAGTCGCATGATTTTCTGCATTTTTTGTGTTTAAGTCTGCAATCGTGTTCATTGTGTCTGATAGACTTGTCAAAGAGCTTGTTACAGATTCCATTATCGCCTGAACGGTTTCGGCAGTGCTTTTCTTTTCTGCTTCTGCAATTTTCTGGTAAAGGTCTTCTGTTTTTTTTGCCCAGGCCTCACGGATTGCATACTTTTGTTCTTCTGTAAGCTCTGTATTTTCGATTAAAGCCTGGTATTCTGTATCAAGCTGAGCAATCGTTTCTTTGAGGGTTTCGACTTCGCTTTTACTGTCTTTTGACCCATACGTTGAAAGGAACGATGAGGCGTCGACACTTGCAGATAAATTTTTTATATCATCAAGAATCCCCTGTCCTGCCGTTTTTCCCATTTCGCCAACAGTTTTATAATATTCAATGTAAGCTGCAATTTTAGTATTAAGTTCTTCCTGAGCCTGCGCTTCTTCTGTTATGACTTCTCCGGAGTTTTTACGAGCTTGAATATTTATCTGCCAGTCAGCAATCGTTTTATTATAAGCGTCAAGCGCGTCTTGAACTTTTTGATTTTCCGAAATTACTTTGTTATCGTTTTCTAACGCTTCCGCCTGTCGTTTTCCAAGTTCTTCAAGCCCATTTTGATGTTTTTCCCGCACTTCAATTTCGTGTTTTACAGCGTCATATAAAGCCTGTTGCCCATTTGTCAACTTTTGATTTGTAGTTGAGAACAGTTTATTTAAGCCTTGCAATTCTGTATCATTTAATAACCTCGCATTTTTTCGAGCGTTAGACATGGCGGGTATTTCACCTTCGTTTTTTTCTATCTCCTTATATAATTTACTAAAATCCATTGCAAAATCTAGCGCCCACCGTCTTGTTTTTGCTTCATCAATAAAATCACTAAATTGATTTATTTTTGTTGTAGCAAGTTGATACCAGTTTGTTAAAAATTTATTCCAACCGTCAATTGTCGGCGCAGAAAAAGCTCCTAAAGCCTCTTTAAAATCTCCTTTCGCATTTTTAGCTTTTTCACCTGTTGTTGTTACAGTATCAGCAAGACCATTATATTTTTGTTTTATAATATCAATAGCCTTGCCATTTTCTAAATCAGCTTTTGTTAAATTATTTAATCCTGGAATTTGACGTCCTAAAAGTCCTATATTTCCATTAAGCGTTTTATTTAAAGATTGAACTGCATTATCTAAACTCATTCCAGAACCTGCGGATAAATCCAAAGCGGCACTCATTATCTTCTGAATTTCGATTTCATTACGTCCTGTAGCAGCCAACTGTGACATCATCGGCAAAAGTTGCTCATCGCCATATTTACTAATATTTTGCAATTCACTTGCATAAGCTTTTAAGTTTTTTACACTGGTTGAATTTAGATATGGGTTATTTTCTGCCGCTTGTGCTAACTGCCTTTCTGCGTTTTTTTGAACATTATAAACTTCGTTTGCTTCACTAATTGCAGCGGTAATTCCTTTAAATGCTTTTGTTACAACCGAAACAGAAGTTGCTACCCCAGAAATTGCCGAGCCTAATTTTGCAAAACTGCTCAATTTGCTGGTTGCGCTTTTTTGCATTTTATTAAGTTGTGCTGTTACTTTATCAATTCCTTTTGCTGCTTTTTCGGTGTCTGCTGATATTTTTAATGTAACGTCATTTTTCTTTGACATAAGAATAACCTCATATTATAATTTACATCATAAGGAGGAAACAAAATGCTTTATTTTATTTCTCTTATAATCGTTTTAATCGTCCTTACCGCAATCGTAGATTATATGGATAAACATGATTTAGGCGGTCCAGGTTTTCCTTGGGGACTTTTTTAACTCCTTATACTTATAGTCGTGAGGAGGTGCTTTATGACTTTTTTTATTTTGATTTTCTTACTTGTAAAGTACACTAACTATTGTGAAAAGCATAATCTACTATTAGACGACCCTCCAACAAAAGAAGAAGAACTATGTGCACTTGCTGCATCACTTGATTAACATTTTAAATGCTTCCTAAAGTTATCAATCTTTTCTTTTTCTTCGTCTGTTAATTCCGGGTGTATTTCCCACTGAGAACGCAGATTCTGATAATGTTTTTTTTCGTCAAAATGTGCAGATGGTGTATAAAATCTATAGCCTACAATGTCGTTAAACTTTGTATTCTGTAACGCGTCAAACAATGCCCTAAATTTATACCAATGTAAATGCAGATTTTCTTCAAATAAATCAATTTTGTACTGCTGATAAAACGCCGCAAAAATATAAGGGGCGTCTATATCCCAGTCATAGGGAATTATATTATTCTGACTTGCTCCGATTTGCCGGGGAAGTTCTTTTTTTGCAAAACAAAAGTTTATAAGCTCATCTAAACCTTTTTGCCTGTCTGCTGGAATATCATTTTTATAAAGAAAGTCAAAATCTGTAAGTAAATGATTTTTAGTTTTAATTTGTTGAGAAAAGTTTATCCAGTATTGAAAATCTGTGTGCACTTCAAAAGAAGTGCCCTCAACAATTACTTGTGAGGGCAGAACGCACTTTTTTAAATTAAACATTTTTTATCCGAGAGGCTAAAGTTTAAGGTTCAGTAACGTTAGAGCCTGCAGCTTCTGTGAATGACGGTACTCCGTCTTCAAAACTTGCAGTTCCTTCTGTCGGTGTTCCGTTAAAGTTAAGGGTTACAGAAAGTGTTGAATTAACTGTGTCTTCACTGTCAATTACTACTGTAACGTTTGCAAGTGTTGCCGGGTAGTCAGTTCCTTCTGTGTATTCGTCCACATCTTCCAGGCGTACAAGCAAAAGCTGTGTTTTTGCGTCGTCTCCTGTAGGAAGTTTCTTGCGCATTCCGTCAAATACAGTAAAGTCATCTTCACCGTTGATTGTTGTAAGACTGATAGGTACTGACGGTTTATAGCGCAAAACTTCTGTTGTTGCGTATCTATCCGAAATGTACTTTCTGTCTTCTGTTTCCGCATTGAATGACATATTCCAATCAACAGTTTTCTTGATTTGAACCCAGTTCGGGTTTGAATCTGTTCCACTATTGATAAAAGGAATAACCATGTGCGACTGAATCATTTTTGTTGTTGCCATAGTTTTTTATTCTCCTGTTTTTTTAATTTACTGATATAGTCGTTTTTAGCGTTTGACTTCGCTTGATAACGTAACGTCAACTTCAAAGGCCGTCATCTGTTTTTCTGTAGTTCCGGCGTCTGTAAAAAATCGCCTTTCGCCTAAATCTTCCAGTTTAATATTGTTTCCTAAATCCTGATTACGCAAAAGAGCATAACAAAAAGCGCTTGAATATCGTGCCACTTGCCGCATCAGCACTTCGTAAGAATAGCCGGAACATAAAAAGGTAACTGTAAATCGTGAAAGATATGTTCTTCTGTTAATGTACTGTTCGTCAGCTTCTTCCTGTTCTTCTGGAATAACCGACACAATCACTTTCCCTGTATTTCTTGAAACATCAACAGAACCAAAAACAACATTTTTTGCGCCTACAGTGTTCATCGGTGTGTCTTGTGTTACTGCTTCCTCAATGTACGGGCTTAGCGTTGTTGTAATAAATGTTTTAAGAGCGTTAAATTCATTTTCCATTTTTTAACCCCAATATTTTTTTAATTGTTTTTCTATCAGATCATTTATTGATTTTTGATATGCCGAGCCTTCAAGATATGCTTTACCGCTCTGGACAAAACAACGCGGTTTTATCGTCCAGTTATCAGCCCTTTTTGTAGGTCCAGAGTGTCCATAAGATAATGTCATTACCTTAGGATAAATCGTTGAATCGCTGTTTAATGCTTTTGGAAAAACATTTGCAGTATTTGCTGAACGATTTACTTTATAACGGTAGGCTTTAAGAAGTTCGCCTGTTCCTTTTGAAAGGTCAGAATCCCTTATCGCACTCTTAATAGCTTTTACAGTTCCTTTAGAAATTACGGTCAATGCCTGCTTGCGGATTGATTTTAAGCTCTTACTTGTACCTGCAAGAGCTTTCTGTGTACTTTCAATATCTGCCGCAACAGTAATAAACTGAGCCATTAAAAGAACTCCTTAATCTGATAATCCTTAATTTCTTCCAGGAACCGCTCAGCTTTATAATTATTAAAGGTGCGTGTTCCGGTATCTGCATAACTTGTAGATGATACGGCAAGATTACCGCCGCCACTTTCCATGTAAAGAGTTGCAATCTGCAAGGCACAAGTTTTTATTTCTGCGGGAATTGTTAAAAAGCCCTGATTGATTGTAATTGCATAACGGGTTGTTTTATCAAATACAGAACCGTCTACAAATCTGCAATACTGAGGGGTTTCTGACAATTCAAGAACCTGCGGGTCTGTTGCCTTATTTCCAATTACAAAACTTTCAAATGAAACAAAAGCCTTTGTCTTTAAGTTAAAAAGCTCTCCACCATTACCCCGCGCCTTTATAAGCACCTCTGAGTATTCGGGGTTGTAGCCTAAAAAACTTTTAATTTTATTTTCTGCTGCTTCACAATACTGTGTAAAAAGCGCAAGCGTTTCTGTATCGGTTGAATCAACAATTTTATTTGTAAAATTCTGCAAGTCAGTTGCGTTAATGTATGACATTTATTCCACCTTTGCTGCAAGTTTATATTTAATAAGTTCTTCTGCAATCTTTGACGGAAGTTCCGTAACATCTCCGTCATCAAAAGCCCCGTAATCTGCACGGATTTGTCCGAGTATCCGCACTTTTATACATTCCTTTGTTTCTGCTTTTGGAACTGTTACCGGTGTTTCTGCAAGTTCTGCTTTTTCTACTTTTTTTACCGCTGTCTGTGTTTTGTTTTTTTTAGGTCTTGCCATTTTTTAATCTCCTATACCCTTATAGTCGCCTAAAACGCTCTTGTTTCTGTAAGGTGAGTATAATTTTATGTTTTTTGAATTTGAACGCGTTAAAACCAATCCTCGCGCGTCTGGAATGAGTTTTTGCGGAAGTTCCGATTTTACGGATTTAGACAAAAAAAAGCCCTCCTTTCGGAGAGCTTATAAAAGACTAGGCTTAAAGCCTATCGGAGGCTAGTCACCAATCTTAACGCGGGCAAATGCCTGCGGAAGGGTTGGACAACCGTCTGCAAGTGTGTGACCGTAGAAGCCTACCTGGTTTTTACCTGCAAATACTTCATTCGCTACAGTTACATCAAGGCCTTTCCAGTATGCAAACTGATAGTGGTTCAAGTCACCGAGCACTGCAACGTATGAACCTGAGGTTTTTGCTGTCGGAGCGTATTCGCTTTCGATAACCGGAAGTCCAAGAATTGTTGAAGGTTCTCCAATTCTCAAAGATTCCTGCCAGATATACTGACCGTCCAATCCCTTGAGCTTCATTACATCCTTGAGGATTGCAGTATTCATAATCCATACTGCATTTTTGCGGTATACAGGACGGATTGACATGTAAGCCTCGATAAGGCCGTCTGCTGTAATTTCAGAGTCTACGCTTACATCGCGCGATGTCGGAATACCGTCATCGCTTGCAGTGAACAAGCCGAGTGGCTGTCCTGAACCTGTACCGTTTACGATAGCGTTTTCAAAAGATGCCGAAAGTTTTTCTGCAATCTTTTCCCGGGCAAGTGTATCAATTGAGACTGCACTTGTTGCAAGAAGTTTGCGCGATACCTTAATCAGCTTTGTAAGGTCAGTTGGAGAAAGTGAGCGCTTTCCAAATTTCCATGCTGAATCTTCACTGATTGCGTTGTCAGGAATTTCAGCTGTCCAGTCTGCTTCGCTTGCGTCTGTCTTTTCGTAAGGAAGTCCAAGAGAGCCTGCACCGCTTACAGGAATCTTTTTAACTCTTGCATAAACAAGAGCTTCTTTTGCAATGTCCTTTTCAAGTTCTGCAACAAACTGTTCAGGGGCGATTGCAGCGCCACCGTCATCCTGGCTCATATTTGTGCGGAGTTCCATTGATCCGCCGTTTTTTTCAGCACGGAAAAGTGTTTTTTCTTTTTCAGCTGTTCTTTTGTCTTCGCCCTCTTTTGGAAGTTCTGTTGAAAATCCCTTGAGCTTTGCGTCTCTTTCTTCTGCTTCGATTTTTACATCAAAAGCACGAATCTGAGCTTCCATTTCGTCAAATGATTTCTTTTCTTCATCTGACATTGAGCGGTTTTCGCCCTTAACTTTTGCGTCGAGTTCTTTCATTTTGTTAAGAACGTCTGCACGCTGTTCTTTTAAACTTAACATAGTTATATCTCCTTGTGTTATTTTGATAATTCAAAAAGCGTGATTGCCCGCGCTCTTTCTTCCTGCTCTACCTTGAGTTTTTCTGCCCTCGCTTTTTCCAAAGCTGCGCGCTGCTCTTCCAGAGCATTGCGACTTCGTGCATGTATTTCTGTCTGTTCGTATGCGGGGAATGTTACCGCTGATACTTCCAGAACCTGTTCCATACTTGTAATTGTGCGTGTCGGGTGGTCGCCTTCAAGACCGTCCCACTTATCGCCGTTTACGATAAAACAAAAACTCATTCCGCTTACGTCTCCACGCTGGATAGCAGAATACAGATTTTTTGCTTCTGAGTTGTTTTCTGTATCAAGATTGACGCGGATGTGCATTCCGTCTTCTTCAATCTTCATCTGCATTGTTGAATTGTCATTGTTGCGTCTACTGCGCGCAAGCGGAACCATATCAAAATTGTGGTTTACCAAAAAGCGTACATCGCGCAGATTGCAGTGATCCAATGCGCCCGGAGCGATTATTTCGTCATAATCGCCCATATCTGTTTTTTGATTAAAAACAATCGGTACACCTTCGATAAAATTGCCATGTTTTTCATCGTTCAACGCCCTCATTTCAAAATCATAAGAGCGGTATTCTGTTTTATTTTTCATTTTTAATTCCTCGTTTTATTTATATAGTCTTTTTTTTTGAATTGACATTTGACAAAAAAGAGTGGCGATTTAACTTGTCCAAACTTGTCCGAAAACTGTCCAAAACTGTCCGCATTTGTCCCAACTCGCCATTTGACAAAACTAAACATTGATATATAATTTAATTACTCTCTTATAACCCACGTGGCTATAAGAGGCGAGGGTACGGTTACTAGTTTCTACTAGTCTGTGCACGCCCTCCCGTAGCAATACGGGGAGCCAGGAACGGGAGTTTTTTAACTTCGCAGAGTCCGCCCCCATCCGAAAGGATGGGTTTTTTATTGACAGAGAACAAAAAGACAGATAAAATGCTTGTATTGGTTGCGTTGTACAGAAATGTACGCAAAACCCCAAGCGGCGTGGAGTCCTTCCTGCCGCATTTTTTTTATATTAGGTCTTTTCGCCAAATTTCAACAAATTTCCCACCTTTTGAAATTACCAAAACCCTATCATAATAATCTTTTCTAACAAGTCTTTGCTTTACGGCAGAAACTGCATCTTTTAATTTTATACCACTTTGAATATGCAAAATTACATTTCTTGCTTGCCCTTTCGCATTTTTAATAGACGAATCAATAGCGGATTTTGTCGGTGTAAAATTGGTCTTAATCTCCCAGTCATCGCCGTTTATTCTGGCATCGCAAGATTTCCCTACACCCTTGTTTTCAAGTAAATCAATCTTCCAACCTTTTTTATCTGCTAAAACTTTAGCGGCCGCAAGATTTTGTTTTTCTTCTTTTGGCGTTCCCTTGTAGCATTTTAAGACTTTTCCGCCATTTTCAGATTCGTATAGAACTTCTTTGTCTGTAAACCGCCCGTGTTCATCTCTTGGATGTTCGCTCTCATCAAACCGAAGTTCTATTCCTCTTTTTTTTTATTTTCTTCCCCTTCGTCTTTGTCTTCTTTCGGTGCGTCTTTGTTGCCAGGCGCGCCATTAAGTGCGTTTTTTTGTGAACTCATATACGCGTCAATGTTTTCTTTTGTTAATGGCATCAAGTTAGCCGCAATAAAATGAACATCGCCGATTTCTGCCGGTAAAAGCTCACGGTTTTCTTTTCTGTTTATGTCATTAAGGGATAACTGACCGTTGGTTAACTGTTTTGTGTACAAATCAATCTTTGTTTTTGCGTCTGTTCTTAAAAGTGTGTTTGTGTCAAATTCAACATAGCAAATATCCTGCATGTCGTATCTGATAAGGCGGTTAAAATATTCCTGCAATCGAATAAGCCACGGCGTCAATGTCTGCTGTAAAAAGAATGTGTTCATCTGCTCAGTATTTGTAAACTTTGCGTCATCTTTTCCGAGCATATAAAGCGGTACGCGGAATATTTTTGCAATCTCTTTTTCTGAAAACGTTCTGTTTTCTACGAGCTGACTTTGTCCCTTTCCCTCGATGTCGAGCGGGTTGACTGTAAAGCCGTTTGAAAAAATAAGCGGTTTATTTACGTTTTCCCTTCCCCCGTTTGCATGGAGAACCTGTTCCTGTAAGTGCTGAATATCTTCAGGCGAAAGTTTTCCCGCTCGTTCCGGGGCTGTTATTACAAGTTTGCTGTGGATTCCACCGTCAAAATATTTTGCAGTGTATTCTTCCAGGTCTAAGCCTACGCGCGCGGCGTGTGTCGCATATTCTATCGGACTTAATCCGCGGATTGAGTTATAGCGGATTGCCGGAATATGCAGAATAACATGCGTATTGTATTTGTACTGTTTACCGTCGCAAGTATATACGTAGTAAACATCTTTTTTTTCGTCCCTTTTGATCTCCACTTTATCCGGGTCAAGGGCATAAAGCGCCCTTATTGAATCATCAGGATTGCGTTCAATAAAAATAAAAGCATTGCCTTTAAGCAAAAGGTGCAGCATGACCTTCTGTTTGAATGTAAAAGGCGTATCTTCATAATTTGGTACGCGCTTTAATATATATTCAAGAGGCAGTTCATCTGCAATTACACGCCCCTTCGGGGTCTTTTTGTATACATTACATGAAAGCCCGGCCACCGCATCAGCAATTAAATTGACACAAGCCGTTACCGTTGTATTTGCCAAGAGTTCGCCAGTAGATAAACGCGGGTTATTGTACCATGTGCCGCCGTAAGTTTGCGTTGAAATCGGCACTAAGTTTGTTGAATTTTTAACCTTTCTGATTTCAAGTCCGAATATCTTCATTTTTTTTAATTCCTCGTTTTATTTCTATAGTCGTAAACATGCGTTAAATGCCATGAGTTACAGTCAGGACAACAATAAATACGTAAGTTTCTGTATTTACTGGCTCCGTTTGAAAGGCGTCTGTTTCTTGCCTGCTGCGCGGATTTTTTATCCGGGTAACATGTTTTTCCGCTTGCCGTACATTTAGGCAGCTTAAAAAATGCATTAACTACAGATTTAAAATTTGAATGATAACAACTCATTGCTTATAACTCCTCTATTAAAATGCAGACGTATGATTCATTTTTTTTGTATTCGTTTTTAACGACAATTTCTTTTACAATCTGCCAGTTATCATCTTTAAGGATTTTTGCGTCAACAAGTAAATCCATTATTGAACTTGTTCCGTTATCACTGTCGCGCCTTCTTAAATCGCCATGGGTAAAAGTAAGTGTAATACGCACCGGCACTTGTATTTCATTCATTGCCTTTTGCTGTATCGTTTCAATAAGCGCACGATCGTGCCACGCGCGAAAGTTTTTTGATGGAATCGTCATTCCGTTTCTTAAAGTAATGCGGCTGTTTTTCTTTGCCGGTGTCTCTCCGGTGATTAAAAATTCCTGTATAAATTTATCCATTCTTTCCCCTCCTAAAAAATGCAGTTAAAAATATCAAAGTCGCCTTTCTGGAAGATTTCGTTTGTTGCAGTTCCGTAAGCCATTAACGAGGCTATAACGCCGTCTATTCGCTGGGTTGAAGCCTTGCTTTTTTTCATCGGTTTATAGTTACCGTTAACATCCGGTTTTATCTCTACGTTATTTATCATCCAGGTCATAACCGGATTGTTATCTACAAGTAAGCCGTCTTTTATCGATTTTTCGTAAGCCTGGGTAATCGGTGAGAGTTTACGCAATGATTGTTCAATTTCGATTAAAAGAATGTCGGGACGTTCGTTTTCTATTGCTTGAATTACGTTTTTTGCCTGCCATTTATCGTATCCAATTCCGCGCAATTTATAGGTTTGAGCGTCCTGCAATATGTCATTTATTACAAAACTGTAGTCGATTGTTGCGCCTGGAATTGCCTTTACAATTCCTTTTTCTACCCATTGCATAAAATTGACGTTTTCTTTCTGGTATCTTGAATAAACGGTATCTTGCGGTATATAAAAACGATGTTTGTAATAAAACTTTCCGTCTTTTATAAAACAAAGTGTAAAGGCCGTCATATCGTCAACTTGTGAAAGGTCAAGGCCGCCAAAACATTCCGCGCCCCGGAATTCTTCCCAGTCGACATTTATATCTTTATTTTTCTGCCATACATCAACAGAAAGCCAGCTCTTTTCACCTCCACCGCCCCATATACCAAAAGTTTTTGCTTTTAATTCCGGGATTTTATGCGGCGTAAGCTCTGCTTCGTCTATATCCGATTGAATTACGCTTGGATCAATAATCGAATACAATGACGGATTTGCTTTTATCCATGTTGACGGATTATGATAGTCATCGCCTTCATCAAGTGCATAAATTACTGTAAAAAAATCATCTTGGGTCTGTAATTCGTTAAGGATTCGCTTTGACTTTAAGTTTTGCTCATAACAAGGAACAGAAATATCTGTATCTGCCGTTGTAATGATTACAAGCTGTGCGTCTTTTTTAGAGCGCATACCCATGCGCATAGATTCAACAATCTTATCGGTTGCGTATTCGTGATATTCATCTATTGCAGCAAAACGCGGTCTAAAACCGTCAACGCTCTTTCCACCGTCACAGAAAAACCCCAGGCGTGATTTTTCTTTAATGTCCTTAAAGCTGATTGCAAGAGAGCGACAGTCAAGAAGCTCATCCAAAGACGGCTCCGCCTTTATGATGTCCCGGACTTCCTTAAATGTTTTTTCTGCCAAATCATCGCGGCTAGAAACAATATAGCTTTCAGAAGCCGGATATTTAAGGAAGTTGTATAAAATCATCGGTTCAAGGATGCCCGTTGTCTTGCCATTTTTACGGTTCAGCTCTAGATATGCCATTCTGAACCGCTTTCTTTTCGTGTCGTCCTTATACCGCCAGCCTTCCAGGTTGGATAAAACGAAAATCTGCCACGGTAAAAGTTTAATCTTTGCCCCGTTCAAATCTCCGGGTTTTAGGCTTTCTGCAAAACTTAAAACCTTGTCTGCTTCACTCTGGATATAGACAAAGGGAAAATCTTTTCTTTTTGAGCGGTTTAAGTCCGTCCTAAATCTTTTTACAGCTTTTACAGTATACGAACCCGCCCCGATTTTTCCTTTTAGAATATCATCACAATACTGATTAAAAATTAAACTGTAGTCTATCACGCCAGAACCTCATCATGTTTAATATTCAGAGTATCCAGGTAATAAGATGCAGAAAAAGCATCTAATCTCATTTTTTTGTAACGATTTATCGTTGCGAGGCTTTGCGGTTTTGCATTTTTTGCGGGGTTTGCGTTTCGTTTTTGAACGTGTTTATTCCATAAAGCAATATCGCTTTTTGCTAATCTTATAGACGCGTCAATGAACTCGATATACGCATCATCTAAACTTCTTATTTTTCTCAACATATCCTCCCGGTCAATTAGTTTTATTTTTATGACCTACAGATATAGTCGAGAAGGTAAAAAAATGACTGCCATTGTTTGACAGTCATTAAAATTACTCAAAACATTTTTTTAGAATGTACTTACTTACAGAAACGTTTTCCTTTTCCGCCAGAGAAAAAAGACGTTCTTTTTCTTCCTGCGTACACCTTACATAAAGGCAGACTTCTTTTCTGTTTTCCTTTATGGTCTTATTTTTGCTTCCCTTTGGTCTTGGCATATTACCCCCAGATTTTCCATGCAATAAAAATGACAACCGCAATTATTATTCCACGGATTACATTTTTAATGATGAGTTTAGAAGTGTTTGACATAAAGCCCCCTTTAGGAGTAAACTTTGAATAAAGGTGAGGCAAGCCGTGAAAACCTACCTCACCACCCCGTTAACCGAAAATCAGTCGAATAATTACTTCTGCAATTACCGCACTGATAACGGTTATAAGGATTTCTGCAAGAGCCTTGCAAAGTGCTTTACTCACTTTGCGGGCTTTTTTCTTGCCCTTATTCATCGTTTACTCCCTTTAATAAAGATTTCTTTCAGGGCAACGCCCTATAGTTATAATATATACCCTTATTATAATTTTGTCAAGCGTTATATATATAAAAAAAAAGCTTATCTATATTTTATTTTTCATTAAAACTCAAACTCATACTGCACATATTCCCGCTTCCTGCCGTTCAGCCGCTCCCATAACTTTATCTGATGAACCGGGATAAATAGCTTTTCTTCCACCACCTTTCTCGTGCAAATTCCAGACAGCAGCTGCCTTTTGGAGACTGACTTTATGCACACAAAAGAATCCGGCATTGAGTATTCAGAAACAATTACAGGCTCCGTCTGTCTTGCGCACCACTCGTAAAACCTTTCGTGGTCAAACCCGCCGATGTATTCATCCATACCTCTGTAGGGGATGTCGCAATAGATGAGGGAATCGGGCAAAACCTCAACCTCATCATAGGACTTTCGGGAAACATGCAGGCTTTGCAGGCTTTCCAGGCTTTCCAGGCTTTGCAGTCTTTCCAGGCTTTGCAGTCTTTCCAGGCTTTCCAGGCTTTGCAGTCTTTCCAGGCTTTGCAGTCTTTCCAGGCTTTGCAGTCTTTCCAGGCTTTGCAGGCTTTGCAGGCTTTGCAGGCTTTCCAGGCTTTGCAGTCTTTCCAGGCTTCTTAACCTTTTCTTTAACTGTACCAGACCTACAGAACCGGGAACAAGGTTTTCAAAAATACCGTTTTTTTTATACTGCCTGTGCTTTGCAATCTCTTCATCCTTAAACTCAAAATATTTTATCGCCCATGCGATATATTTTTTCTTCCACTCATCCTTATTTCTTACAACCGTAATTCTATCTGCACGGTCGGTATTTATTCCGAAATCCTCCAAAAGCGAAAAATCATTAAAAACGCGCGCATAATGCAGGGCTTTCTTCCACGGCTCAATATCTTTTGAATAAAGAAAATCCCTTCCGTTGTTCCCGAAGCTCCAGCAATAGCGCACATACGGGTCTGTGTCTTTCAGCCTGAAAAAATCATCCCGGCTTATCCACCGCCGCTCATTCCTGTACCCGCCGTTTACGGCTTTAAGGAATATCCCGGGGTAGTCGGAGATGTCGTTCATAAAGTAATTCTCAAACTTTCCGCTCAATAATGCACCGTGGGTAACTGAGCCCCCGCCCGCAAACATATCGTAAAAGTTTTTTCTTTCTGGAAATGTATCGATTAAAAACGGTACTATTGTATTCTTACTTCCCTTATATGGCAGACCATAACGCATACAGATATAGTCGAGAAGATAAAAAAAATGAGCTGTTAAGTAATACTTAACAACTCAAAACATTTTTACTGAACCGGGAAAAGAAGCCCGTGTATGTACTTGCTAACGGTCACCCCGGCAGCTGCGGCACGAAGATTTGCGTACCTAAGATTTGCGTCACTAAGGTCTGCGTTAATAAGGTTTGCACGCATATCTTCCCAACCCTCACAATCTTCATTTAACCAATGTTTGTGATTTTCAAGAATAGTCTTTAATTCTTCTACACTAATTGTTCTCATAGTTACTCCTTCTTACCTCTCATTTCTGTCGTTTAATAATGCTGTTATTGCATTATCATTTTTTTGAATTTCCTGCGCGGTTTTTACCAGTGCAAGATCATTTAATTTAAGTTGTGTTCGTGCAGCCGGACTGATATAGAACTTATTGGCAAGCTCATCAAAGCGCCTGCCTATGCGCTCATATCTTTTTTCTACAAGATCGTATTCTTCGGAATCTACATCTGTAGAAAGTAACTGATCACGAACGTTATACAGTTGTTGTAAAATCACGCACAATTCTTCAAGCTGATGCAAATCTACCCGGCTTAATACGCGCAATGTAAGAAGATTTTTTATTTCTTCTTTCCAGAACTTTTTTACAACACGGTTTTCTATCCACCTGGGACATGAAAGTTTTGTCTGTTCCGGCAAAATTACAGAAGTTTCTGCTATTACGGTGTCAGCTCCTGGGTTTTGCTTTTCGCGCGTTGTGTTTAATGTACCTTTCAGTTTTTTTAATTCTGTAGGTAGCCGTGGGTTTCCCATTTCTAAAACCTCCTTTCACTGTCTACTTTTTTATACAGTAAACTGTAATTCTCTCGCGTGAATTGGCGTGTGTTGGTGAAAGGTCGATGTTCTCAACTTTTTGCACCCCCTACCCGGTT